ATACACCTTGCGCATATCCTCGATACGCTCACCGCCGAGGTCCAACGTCTTGATGTCGCGCTCTGAAACGGGCTGTATCGTGGCGAGCGGGTGAACCGTGTTCACAGTGGTGCCGGGCACGTAAATACCGTCCACGTAACCGCCTGGGGTCGTAGCAACGCGGGTCACGGGTGCAGATGCAAATACATCGTCAACCGTCCCGAACATGTCCAAAAATCCAGCCATTACAAGCCCTCTTGTCAAAATCTAATTTTAGATGTGACGTGTTCTTTACCCGTCTTTGTAACCATCAACGCGACTTGAGACGCACCACCGGGCACAACGGTGAATAATTCGTATTTGTTACCTATTTCGACAATATTGTTCAATTGATTACTGGAAAGACCTTCCGTATGCAGTTGGATTACGCCTCGTTTTGTAAAACGCTCGTTAATATGTTCCGATATATCCGTCCCTGTTAGTGTTTTAATCTTGGAAATTATATCGGTATTGGACGGAGTTTTTACTCTGGATTTGGTGACAGTTTCACTTTTAACAGGTTCAGACTGAGCTGCGATTTGCTCTTTTTGCTCAGCACCTTTCAGGTTGTCAATTTTCTGACCGTTGAACTTACCGCCCATACCAGCGACGACACGACCTTCCCCATCAATCTTGACCGGGACGCCCTTGTTATCTGGTCCGTTTGGTTTAACGGTGATCCAACCTGCTGCGTCGACGAATTGTTTGATGTCAGTGACAGGCATCCCCCACTTGTCGAATATTAACCCAAGGTTGAAAAATGTGTCACGCATATTACAGACCCTCTTGCGGTTTACTGCCGTTAATCGTGTACGTTACAGACTGACGCAGTGCGCCGGTGTCGATGAGCGGGTTGCTCGAACCCTTTTTCCGTATTGTACTCGGTGCGTTGGGCGGTGTCTTTAATTCGACCATGTATTTCTGCACAGCACCCTGTGCGACGACGCCAAGTTGATTCAATATCGTTTCAATAGCGGTGCGGTTTTCGATGCCCGTGGCGATAATATCAAGGTATTGTTGATCAGCGCTACGAACGCCCGGCACCAGCCAGGGACGGGCCGGGATGTTTATCGTGTGCGGACCCGTGACACCCAACTCCATGTAACCAGTGCCCGACTTGAGGAAACGCACCTCGTTACGGTCTGCGGCGGCTTTGCTGGCGTAGCCGTAGGACGTGCCACCCGGGTGATCCACGTTTGCGCCAAATTCATGTATTGCGCCAAGGCTGGCATTGGTAATGTCCGGACTGTCGCGCCCGTTTTCCTCTTGATGGATGCCGACGGTCACAAATTTGTCGGTGATGAGTTTTTGCAACTCCCGCTGAATTGCGTCCCGTGCCGCCTCGGCACCTGTCACAGTTGTCTTAATCATTTAACCCCGCAAAACACCGTGAAACCTCGGTCAATTGGTGTAACGTAAGTGATTGATTGCTACCTCTTTTATACTCTTTTACCTCAATACCCCTTACTTATATCAAGTCAGTAGTAGAGAGATCATAACGTATAATGTAATAACATAATCATAATGTACATTATCACAATTACTAATAGGGAACCGGCACTCGAAGCGGTGTAACGCATTGTTTCAGTTAATCCGTGTTAAATCAACGCGTTACGTTACACCACTACTTACCCCAATTACACGCGTTGACGACTTCGTTCGATTCCGTTACCATTCATAAAGCGGCTATCCCGGCCAGGAGAAAAGCGATTAGTCACCGCCTGCCGCAATCCTCGTGACTACCTGTGACAAGGTGAATCATGCTTAAAATATCACGTCATGAACGCGAATCAGAAATATTGTCACTGACAAAAGGATCGTTATACTCCTTCGTCGGGTGGGATGGTGTTTTCTCCGACGGCAAATCAAAGTTTATCATGAATTGTCCTTTACACGGTAATTGGTCGACCCGACTCGCTAACCTTAGATTTGGTTCACGGTGTAAACAGTGCGCGGTTGACCAACGAAGAATGTCGGAAGATGAAATCACCTGTAGAGTACACAATGTATTACCACATGGTTACCGCTTGGTAGACATATCGTCCAGAACCACAAACAATAATACTTCCAAGGTCATAATCAGATGTCCAGTCCACGGTGATAGTGAAATTACCGTCTCACATGTTCTTCACTCTGGTACATTTTGCAGACGATGCGGGTTGAACCGAACAAGGTCTAAAAGATCTCTACCTGAGCCCAAAGCGCTTTCATCCTGCATCGATGCGGCAGACGCTAAAGGTTATACACTGGTGCGACTTGACAACTATCGCAATGCGTCGTCAAAAGTGATTCTCAATTGTAAAGACCATGGTGATTGGGTTACCAATGTTAAAACCGTCAGGTCGATGAAACACGGCTGCCCTAAATGTCGTCAAAACGGTTTTAACGCTATGTTAGACGGATTTGTTTACCACCTTGTCAGCGATTGCGGCGTGTTTTCAAAAGTGGGTATAACGCATGATTTAGCTCGCAGGATGACCGAACTAAAGCGTGAAACTCCGTTCGGGTTTCAAAAAGTCTGGTCAATTAAGTTAGACGGTCAGACCGCGACAACATTGGAACATGTCGTACACGATCTGACGTTACAGGCTGGTTTCAGCGGGTTTAACGGTGCCACAGAGTGGTTTGTAATGGACGATGTAGCGTGTTTTATTATTACACTGCTACTGCACCCATTCCAGCACGTTTGCGAAGTCGGATAAACTGCACACCATAGTTCGTGGTCGATAACCAATCCGTCCCGGTCGATTCGATTTGAGTAATCCGATACTGAATCGACTCATCGCCGACCGATTTACCGGACACGTTCAGGCGAGCGATGGGACTAATCACGCTCGGGTCGCTCGCGTCCTGGTTCAGGTACGTGGACGCCAGCCAGTGTGCAGCATAGAAGAACATGCCGCGTCGTTTGAAGTTGTGGCAAACGTCTTCAAACGCTCCCCAGCGCTTCCCACCCGTTTCGGCGTCTGCTTCACACAGCGCTTGATCGATAACGCTGTCGGGCCACTTTACAGAGTCGCTGAACGCGGGTTGAGCGGTACGGAACGACTGGATCAATCCCGGTGTAATGTCTATCGGCATGGTTGACAGCCTCGTCAAGTTAATGTAATGTCACTTTGAACAGTATACACGGAGAGCACGTATTATGGCCACACAATGGTATTTCGACACGATTGAAGAAGCTAAGGCGGCGATGCCTGATTGGGACAGGATATTGACTACCGGACCATATTGGGATTTAGATGAAGAATGCGTTGATAAATTTCAACCGGTTAACAAAAGACGCTGGAACATCGAGGGCAAATGCCCTCATATAAATAACAGTACATGGGTTATTGTCGAAGAACGTCGTAACTCTGATACTGTCGAACAAATCGTCGACCAGATCCGCAACGCTGAAACCCGCGCCGAGGCGATCCAGGTGGCACGCGACTACTACGACGACACAGAATACTTTGGTGAGAACATCATCCGATGACCCACGCCACAAAAGAAACGGGCCGAAACACCGCGTTAGCAGCGTTACAAGGCCCGTAACTAAATTGTATAGGTTATTATTGAGCGGCGGAACGGATCGCATCGATAAGTTGCGCTTTGGTCCAGCGTTCTGCAACGTCGATGCCCATTGTCTCGGCCAGCGCGACCAGGTCGGCTTTGGTCATTGCGTCCAGCTCGTCGGTGTGTTCCGGCTCACTGGCGGGCGCGGCGGCAACCTGTGTCAGCACGATAAGGTCACCCGACTCAATCAGACCTTTAACGAACGACGAACCGCACAGATCGTCGGGCACTTCGACGGCTGGATTGTTACCTGGTTTGATTTGATACGCTTTCGGATAACGACCGTTTTTGGTGTCCAACGTACCGTTGATGGTAATGAGTCGCTTCGAGTTGTTACGGAGCAGCATGGTATTAGCCCTTTTGATTGGGGCGCGGCGTTGGACCCACAGCCGGGGCACGCCGGGCCGAACGTGTAACCCCCGGCCGGGGCGGTTAATATTGTAACAGTGTTGACAGTGTCGAGCGAGTGTTATAACCTGACGATGTTGTCAATTAAATGGAGAGATATAAAATGCGTTACACACTCGATAAATCAAACGTCCGGGACAGTCTATTTAACGTACTGGATAACGGTCAACCCACAAAAGCGTTCGCTGCTGAACACGTTACGTTTAGTGATCATTGCGAAGTGACGGCTGGCGTGTTCCGTGGCGGCGTGTTCCGTGGCGGCGAGTTCCGTGGTGGCGTGTTCCATGGTGGCGAGTTCCATGGCGGCGTGTTCCATGACGGTTGGTTACCTTCACAGATCCAGGGTTCACGTCATTTTGTGAACATTCCGGACGGAAAGACTATCGCTATCGGCTGCCAGGTTCACACGCCTGAATATTGGATCGAGAATTTCGAAACTATCGGTATCGACCACGGTTACACACCGGAACAGATTGTTGAGTATAAATGCTATATTGATCTTGCTGCGGAAATGATTCGCGCCGCATCGTAATAAAAAGCCCCGGTACAGTCCGGGGCTTCTCGTATCAGCTCGCAGCGTTACGCCAATGCGACGTCAAAGTCGCGGTACGCGGCGCTGAATGGATAGCGGAACTCTACACCACCGGCCTTGTATTCACAGGGTACGGTGATGGTCAGGTTCTTCGCTTGTGGAGCCAGCGGGCGCCAAGGCATTGGGCGAGCCTGTGCCAGGTTCTCGTCGTTCAGCTCATACGCTAACATACGGTCCTTGTTTGAGGTACCCGCACCGGCCAGTTGCAGACGTGGGAACACGCGCAGCTGTTGACCTGTGGTGGTGGTGAACAGGTTGTTCTTCATGAAATATTCCATGATAGTCATGTTCGGGAACGTGGCGGACATTGGACGACTGGTAACCAAAGCGTAACGCTCTGACGGCAGTGCGATGGCGTTCGGCAAATGAACGTTGGCCGAGTCGGTCCACACTTTGACCAACAGACTGTTCATATCCGCGACGATTTCTTCACCTGTGGCGGTGTTCCAATCCACAGTTGAGTTATCAAGCGCGACGTTGGGATTGTTGAACAGACCAGTCATACCGCGATCGGCGTCA